AGTTCAACTGGATCTTGTTGGAAGAGGATGTGATGGACTCGGCACCTGTGAACTGGAGCTGCTCAATCAAATACTCGTGTGTCTGCTGGGCAAATCGTCGTCGTTCCTCAGTGTCCAAATACACGTAGTCAATGTAGAGGGATGCAGCTGTGAGGGACTGGATTGCAGTGGAGGCTGCAGTGGAACCAATCAACTCATAGTAGCAGCAGTTGATCCATTGCTCGAACTCAACATTGATACGGACCTCATGGTATTGGAGGGCAATGAGAGGGATTGCAAGACCTGGGTTTCTGCAGAACCAGAACTGGAGAGGGATGTAGAGGGTCTTGGCAGGTGTTCCGGCACGGGGAGCGCAGGAGTTGGTGAGCTCAGCACCGGCGCAAGAAGCATCCAAGGCATAACCCTTACGGTCCTTCATGAGGACGAGATCGTGGGTGTTACCGATCATGTCGTCGAGGGCTGCAATGGTACCTGCATCCTGGGAGAGCTGGGTCCAGATCTGGAGCCAGTCACCATATTGTCGGTCAATTCGTTGACCTCCAATCTCGAGCTCAATGACCTTGAGCAGTCTGTGACCGATGTAGTTGAGCCATCGGAATCGGTTCAAGTTGGTGGAACCGTTGACGAGGTCAACACCTGGGAGAACCACTTGGACGTATGTGCGGTACATTAGATCTGCATTACGGTTGATCACTGCAGTGACACGCTTGTTGAAGTCAGCCTGGCCGTTGAAGGTAACTTCAATGGATTCCATGGCGAAGTTGGTATGGCGCTTGTAGAGCACCTTCCAGAAAGTGATTTGAGGATTGCCGGAGATGTAAATGTCCTGCGCACCGTAGCTTACAAGTTGAAGAAGACCGCCTCCCATGTTGTTGTGTCTCATGGCAAGAAAAAGTTTTTCCACGCAATGACCCCACGACGCGTCTTCATTTCTAGACGAGTGTATTGAAAAAGAGCCTTACCTGTTACGATCAATCATTTACAGATCATAAGAGCAAGAAGCCAATGACTGAAGACGGATGGTTGGCATTCAGTGTATGGCTTTCAATTTCACTGTGTGGACTCGTAGGAGCTATCTACGCATACTGTAAGCGAATTAACAACCCACCTGAAGAAGACTTGCTTATATGAAATATTCTACCTGAGAACTTGAACGAAAGAGAAGCGATGGAAATGGATGATCTCGTATAAACCCCTTCTGCTCTTCGGATAAGAAGTCAAAGCGATCAAGGTTCTTGTCCTTGAAAAAGGGATAGTGAAATGAGACATACAATGGAATGTCGTACATTGTATGCAAGTTGTACAAGTCTTTTAGTATAAACTCTTCTGCACCTTCTATATCGACCTTTATGATTGAGATAGTGTTGGGATCAATCTTTGCATCCAGTAACAGAGCATGGATTGAGATCGTATCGACTGGATGACCAGATCCATCAAGTGTAATCTGACTTATACTTTCATTATTGCCTACAATTGAGATCCTTCTCCCAGATTCACTGAAAATCGCTTTATGAACTGCTGTAACGTTATTACAATCATTCAGCTTACAATTACGTTGAAGGTCTTTATAGGAGAGTGGATCTGCTTCTACAACCACTACGTTTTTTGATTTACGAGATGCATAGATACACGTCGTTCCAATCCAACCACCAAGATCAATGCATGTTTTAGTGGGATCGAGAAAGCGATCGAAGATACCAAATGTAGTTGGTTCCCATGTAGAAAACTTGTCTCTCCAAAACTCCAAGTTCTGATCCGAGGGGTCATTTTGTATCAGTATTGTCTGGTCATGTTTCTTTATACTCAAATAGTCTTTCTCAATTCCAGACATAATCAGCTTTGATGTAGTCGATATATTAGTGTTGGTCTTTGAACGAAGATAGTTTTGATACACACTGAGTACTGGGTTGGATTTGTACCAAGGAAGATGTTTACATGTGAACGCTCCGGCAATTCGGATATGAGTGTTTGAATCGTCTAGTATAGCTTTATTCACAAGACAAAACGTTGTATCGAGAGGTGCACGATACAGTTCATAGTTTGGATGAACTAATCGGTCCTTCCAGAATTGACTTTCATGACCGTATATAGTGAGTTCATTCGTATAGAGTTCATCAAAAAACAATTCATGATCGGAAATGTCTAAGGCAAGTCCGATTTTGGATGCAGATGGATAGTATTCACTCAAATGAACCATTTGTTTTATACAATCAGAGGGCATGTTTGGATTCAATTGTAAGTCAGGATCCGTCAAGATAAACCGTTGAGGAAGTAAGTTGTATAGGTCTGTATTGTTTTGTGGACTTACCCAAGGTCCTTGATTGGTTTTGTTAAAGTGAACACCCACAGGAACCTTGTTCAAAAACGCAATGGTTTCTCTTCGGTCACTATGATTGTCGAGAACTATGATTTGCTTCAAGTACTCTCGATTGAGTAACTGAAGTGTATCTATCATATTCTTAACATATTCATGATTGTTGTAACAGATGATGACGATAGGTATCATTACTAGCTATCCAACACTCAAACACTATACTCTTTTACGCAAGTACCATCCTTGGAACAATATGCATTGCTTCCAGCTCCTGCATCCATAGTTTCATCGCATACGGTATCGTTTTATTGATGAACTCCGTCTTGTTTCCACAGGTTCCGCACGAGTAGATGGACTCTTCTTCGTTCATGATTGCAAGAGTTCCACATGTTTTACAAATGCCTGTAGGGAATGGATCGGACATATCCATCAATCGTTCCTTGGTAAACGCAGCTACACCGTGAGACAGCAAGCAATCACGTTCCATCTCACCTACACGAAGACCGCCATCACGTGCACGTCCTTCGCAGGGTTGTCGTGTAAGACTGACAATCGGTCCCTTACCTCGACTGTGCTTCTTGTCAATCACCATGTGCTTCAAGCGTTGATAGAACGTAGGACCCATAAAGATTTCAGCTTGCATCATTTCACCGGTCTGTCCATTGTACAGGATCTCATTGCCATAGGGGTGGTAGCCCAAGTCAATCATATGTTTCTTGAGATCTTCAACCTTCAAGTGACTATACGGAGTTCCATCGCCCAACGTTCCTCGTTGAACACCAATCTTTCCAAAGATGTTCTCCATCAACTGTGCAATCGTCATACGAGACGGAACTGCGTGAGGGTTCATAATGAGATCCGGACGTAATCCACTCTCTGTGAACGGCATGTCTTCTTCATTCAGCAACATACCCACAGTCCCCTTCTGTCCGTGCCTAGAACTGAACTTGTCTCCAATCTGAGGAATGCGCTCGGAGACGACGCGCACTTTTACAAACGGATAGCCATCACTGTTCTTGTCTTGCCAGACTCCATCTACACGGCAAGGTTCAGTATTCTTATGCGTAGTACTTGCATCTCGATAGGCATATCCAGCTGAGTCGTTGCGAAGATTGACGACTTTTCCAATGATCACGTCATTCTCCTGAAGAGTTGCATTCAAGATTGGAATACCAGAGTCACTCACTCCTGCATACGATGTGTTTTTGTATTTTCGTGTCAAGTGCTTCATTGGTTTCATGAACTTCTCTTCACGTCCAGAGGTGATGTTGCGATGTTCTTCATCCTTGTACATCGTGTAGTAGAGACCTCGCATGAAGCCACGTTGAACGGACGAACGGTTCATAATGATGGAATCCTCTTGGTTGTAGCCTCCATAGCACGCAATCGCAACAATTGCATTCATTCCATACGGCATCTCGTGCATCTTGAGGATATTCATCGAACGTGTCTCAACGATCGGACGTGTCAACGAACACAAGAGATAACCGTTCTTGTCCAGACGTTTCGCATAGTTTCCAGCATAGACACACATTGCTTGCTTACCCATCGCCGATTGATAGGTGTTTCGTGGAGACTGATTGTGATCGGATAACGGAATGCTGCTTGCCATATGGCCGATCAGCATACTTGGATGGATTTCGTAGTGCGTGTGGTGAGGCGTCATCGATGCAGTATCCAATGCAATTCGTAGTGTTTCCGTCTCGGATGCATCAATGTATTCAATACAGGTCTTCATCCAGGTATTCCAGTCTGCGTTGCTCTCTGGCCATGCGCAGCCTACTCGGAACACTGGACGAAC